TGCCGAATTGGTGACCGCCATTGAGCAACTGGCCCATGAAGGAGGTGCAAAGGGATTGCGTGTTCGCCATGATTTATCCTAGTGAAGCTGCTTCAAGACCCGCAAGCATGGGATTTTTCAGAGCCACATGTGCAGAACGGTGTACCAATTCGCCGTCCAACCAGTATTCAACCCATGTCGTGGTTTCGTTGTCGTTGTCTACGGTGCCTTCCCGCTTGTCCAGCAGGGCTTCGTCCATCAGACCTTTGGTGGTTGTGATCATGGTAGCCTTATAAGTGCAGCGGTGGATGTGTTAGCTGGCATGACAACGGTGAACGATGAGGTAGTGGTTTTATCCGCGCCAAAGTCCAATACTGCCACCGATTTGTTGCTCTTGGATGAATTGTAAATCAGCGCACCCCGTGCTGTAAACGCACCAGTAGTCCAGACAACATTGCTGAAATTTACAAAGGCGGTGGTGTCGCTGACACTGACTGAGATGCCGGTCATCACCTGACCTGCAGCGGTGTAGCCAGTACCTGTAATCTCCCCCGTTGCTGTGTAAACGGTGGTAGCTGCCCCTATATCGGCATTGGCTGTGTACAGCGCCATATAGAAGGTGTCTGTGGAGAAATCATGCACCGCCTCAAGCAGTTGCTGCTTGAAGGATGTGGTCAGGGTTTGGGCGATGCTCATGTTACTGGCACCCTAGCTTGCCCACTGCGGTAGGCGTCTTGCCGCTCAAGCCCGTCACCCAGACGTTTGAGTTGTCCCATTGCTTCTTTGTACTTGCCGTCATACAGGCCAATCATGTCGGCTTCACCCTTCATGTAAGTGTAGGCTTCAACCAGTGTCCCGTACAGCAGCACAGGGTCGTAGTTGTCTCCCAACCATGTGGTCGAGGCCGTCACGATGGACTCCGGGTAGTAATAGTAGTGAAGCTCCATGCTGTAGGCAGCATCTGGAGTGGGGCCAATGAGGAACGTGAGTTCCGTTGTGATAACGCTGGATGCCACGGCGGGGCCAAACAGAGCGTAGAACTTGGGTGACCCTGTGGTTGTTGGCTTGGGGTACGCTTCCCGGATGAAGTTTACGTCCTTGTTCAACAGGAACGTGTACGCCCCCGTAACCGGGTCTATTGCCGCCAGAGAATAGGAAGACAGAAAGTCATCAGGGCAGGCCAAGTATTTGTTACTCGCCGTTGTGATACCCGTCACATTCTTACGCAGTGCTGGAATCTGTACGGTGTTGTAGATGCGTTTCTCTGCCTGCGTGATGAACAGGTTCATGTCCACCGTAGGAAAGGTGTTCTCCGTGTAGGAGGAAACCGCAGAAACCAACGCAGCGTAGTTCATGCCATTGGGCCTCGTGCCATCAGACCTTTAGTCGCAGCGCCCGTGCCGCGCATCTTGATACCCGATGTCTTCACGCCGGGTTGCTCTTGGTTGGTGATGCGGCCAATCGACGCACGAGCGTTGTTCAACATGCTCATGTCTTTGCCCTTGCCGGGGTTTGCTTCCACGGTCACGGCTTTGCCAGACATGGTGTGCGGCTTTGCATAGGCCGCTGCTTGTTTGTTGTTGATCATCTTAGCCTCCGCGACCAGATTTCTGGTTCATTACTTTAGCCATGCCACGCCCGTACTTCATCATGTCCATGTCCGTCTTACCGCCTTTGGAAAACTTGGTCATGGGTTTGCCGGGGTGCAGCCGCTTCTCGTGCTTGTGCACGGCCCCGGCCATCATCTTCTTGTCCTGCTTCATGTCTGCCTTGTCCATATCAACTCCTAGGTTACTGTAACTGAGCCAAGTTCTAATTCTGCCACCAAATAGTTGGGGGTCAGTCCGTCATCGTTGGCCCTAGACCCGCCTACCGGGTTCCAGTTCCACTGAAATACTCTGCTTCCTTCGCCCGGATTTCCGTCTGCCAGCAAGCCAGAAACCACATAGCTCAAGTCCCGGCGTGGATCACGCAAGCCCTGCGGATCGTCTACCGGGTACATTCCCAACTGCAACTGCGGCTGGTCTGGTGTCCAGCAGGTTGGGCACACCAGCAAGTTGTACGTTTTGGTCTTGACAACTTCCTTCTTCAGTTCCTTCAGCTTGTAGCGAAACCCGCAGCGGTCACACTCCGCTATCGCATTCTTACCTGACGCAAACCTGTTGCCCATGATTAGCTCATGAACATCTGTCTTGGCACAAAGCGCACCGCTGCTTTCTCGCGGTCTTCATCTTGGGCAAACTGCCACGCTTCGTCGTATTGTGCCTTCAAAACCTGTAGCCGCTCCATGCCATTGGGCAGCTTGAGCGCCAAGTAGTAGGCCAACCCTGCTGCTACGCAAGGTATAAACCGGAACGGAACATCCATCGTGTCAGAGCCATCCCCAGCGTTCTGGTTCCTACGCAGCCGCCAGTACACGAAGGTGTAGGTCTGGGAGCCATCAGGAGTGGGCCAGACGGTGATTGCAGGGGGGTTTGATACATAGACCGCTGTGGTGGTCGTATGCGTGGCTGCGGTGGTGTTTGCCTGCCCTCTGGAGCAAGCTGTCAGGACATTGCCCACGATATAGCCGTAGTAGATGATCTCGCTGTCCACCTTGATGTACCCGGCAGCAGCAAGCCCTACGACAGCACTCAGGGTGATAGATGTGGCCGTGGCCGTCACGGCCCCGTTGAGGGTCAGCGTTGTGGCTGATGTCTGGCCTGAGTTGCGCTGCACCATGACCTGAATGGGTCTGGCTTGGGTCAGCTTGTTGGGCAGCGTAGCGTAGGTGCTGACACTGATGCGGGTGATGGTCAGGTCAGCTTGGTTGGAGGTCGAGTTGGCGTTTGTACGGATGACATGCTCAAGCAAGTCCACGGTGTCCACCGGCAGCGCGTAGGTGTTCAACCCCTGCGTCAGGGTAAACGACCCCTGCTCAATCGTCCACATGTTGATGCCCCGGTTGGCCCAGTCAGCAAACATGATGTTGAGGGAACGCCGTGCGGTACGCATGTCATACCCGGAGCGAAGCTCAGAACCCGCACGTTCAAATGCGTCTTCTATGACTTCACTCAAGTCCATGTCAAAGTTAGAGACACCTGAAGTTGTCATTATCTGAACCCTGCTGTTTTCTTGGCAATTGCTTTAGGCTGCGCTACGAACTGTTTTCCACTTGCTTTACCTGCTCTTTTGGCTCTGGTTGTTGCAGCGTACTCGGCAGGGCTCAGGCTTTTGATAGCCGCCTCTGGCAAATACCGTTCCCCCGTCTTGGAAGACGGTTTGCCAGACTTGGTGCGCCACTTCTGGTCGCCCCAGTCCTTGAGGGACTGCTGTGGAGCTTTCAATCTCGGTAGCCCCCGCCAGCTTTTTTATAACGCTGCGCTACCATCTGTGCTTTTCTTGCGCTCCAAAGTCCTGCGCCAGTGCCTGCTGTAGCCTCTGCCTTTACGGCGTTGAAAATCCGTTTACGCAGACCCGGCTTGGTGTAATTGCCCGCCTCATTGACCTTCGACTTCACCGCGCCCCCTTCAGCATACTGCGTGAAGTCCGTGTCGTCACGGCGCTTCTTGCGCTTGCCGGTAGGCATCTTGCTGGGGTCAATGGCCCCCATGCCACGGGAGGCTCTCATGTCAGCACATCTTGCCGCGAGTCTTACCCCGCTGCGCAATGCCATCGGCACGGGATGAGACAGAGCCGCCCTTGGCGTATTTTTTACTATCTTCGGCGTCTTCTAAAGAGTCAAGTCCAATGGCAACACGCCCCAATTTTTTGGCTTCAGAATACCCTCGGCCTTCCCGCGTTTCTTTTGCAAACCGAGGATTGTCTTTGTCTACAAGCCCCGAGTTGTACAGCGCTTGATCGGCCGCTTTGCCAGCGGCTAGACCGCCCAAAATTGCAACGCGTCCGGGGTATGACAAGACTTTTTCAGCTGTTGTCATCTTGCGTTTTTTCTCCGTTTCATCGCCCATAATATTCTCCTTAGCAGGCCATGCCGCCACGGTTCATCTTGATCTGCTTGGCTTTGGTTTTGCCTTTGGAAGCAACACCGTCAGCAGCACGGACGAAGCCGCCTGATGCCATTTTCTTCATGGGCATTTCAGGTTTGGCTCCAGCTTTTTTCTTGGCGATCATTGCCATGAAAGGATTCATCTTTGTAGCCATAGTATCACCACCTTTTGAAAATTTGCGGCCTTTGTCGGCCTCGTTAAAGTCTTTGCCCACACTCATCGGAACGCCAGCTTTTTTGGCAAATGACGGTGAGTGTGCGACAGCCGCCATAAAATTGTGTTGCGCTTTTGAGGTAGAAGGCATTATTCTTTCCTCTTGAGCCTGCGCTGAACCGTGTCAGTTTCCCAAATTCGAATTCCCGTCCAGATGATTGTGAACAAGGCAGCAATAGAAGGTAGCATGTCCGCCAGTGTTCCGATTACCGTTACGATAGAAAGCGCGTCAATAACGTGCTTAAAAGTTTCGTCTTTCATGTCAGCACTTCCATCTTGCAAGAGAAGCAGCCTTGCGTGTAGGCTTGCCTTTCTCGTCTTTCATTGGCCCCGGCATACCTGACATTCTGGCGCAGAATGAGTCCTTGCGTGCGCCGCCTTGGGGCTGTGGAGCCTTCAGGTTGCTGCCCGTTGCTGCGTTGTACTTGGCACGACCTTTGGCAGTCAGACCAGCCCCCTGAGAGACCGGGAGCTTCTCGCCCCGACCCACAGAAAGAACCGGGCCTTGCTTCTTAGCCATAGAACACCGAGAGGCTGGTTAACGAGCCAACGCTCAGCGTCAAATACAGTCCGTCAGCCGCCAAAATACCTTCGCCGGGAACAAGAACATACGTAGAGTTAGCTACGGTTTGACTTGTAATGTCCATTGTGAACAAAACTGCACCAGAAGCACTGCCATCACGAATTTCAAGTGTGCACGCGGTGCTTATAGCAGGCGTAACAATGAAGCCTTTTAGTCGTGTGCGCCCTGCGTAGTACGACCCGGCGGTACTACGATGTGCTGACTTAACATCGGTTTGCATCATAGTCAATCTCCAGTTGTGGGGTTGCCCCCGAAGATTAAGCTGTGCGTGTAAACACGTAGGCTGTTGCGCTGGAGAACATCAGCGTGAACCGGGCCAAGCCTGTAGCGCCAGCAGCGACTGTCAGGTCACCAAACGAACCCGCAGTATCAGCGGCGGCGGTGGACAAGATGCCGTTGGTTGCCACAGCTATTGTTACTGTGCTTGCGCCCCCAGTGTTGTCAACATATAGGTCAAATACAGTGCCTTTAGCTGCACCTAGTGCCGCGCCAAGCAGTGTGCCTGTAGGCAAGGTAATGGCAGTTGCGGCAGCAGAGGTGGAGGTAATGTAGCCAGTAGCAACTTCAGCAGCAGTGGCAGTTGCCGTGGCATTGATTGCAGAGGTAGTGGCGTGTGTGATGCTGCCTGCGCCTGCAATGTTGCCCGTGACGTTGCCCGTCAAAGCGCCAATAAAGCCGTTGGTGGACGTAACTGGTCCCGAAAACGTGGTTGATGCCATGATTTTTCCTTACATACAAGTTAGGCGCATTAGTCTGTATGTCGTCAGCCGGGGCTGTCTAATGCACCGGAAAGCCCGGAGTGAGTGCAATATATCAGGAATCGGTGGTAGGTGCAAGGAGCCTGTTCGACTTTTTTAAATTTTCTTCTTGGGTAATCACCCGTAGGTTCCAAGGGACATGAAGCCCACAAACAGTTTCACCTTGTAGTGGGATGATGTGGTCTACGACATATCGCTCCCCAGTGGTCTGGGTCATTGTCATGGCAATTTGGTAAAGCTGCCGTATCTCCGACCTCTGCTTGCGACTCAGCCACGGCGGGGTGGCGTCTCGGTGTTTGCGTCTGCGAACCTTGTTGTCTGCCAGTACTTGTAGTGGGTTGTTTGCTTTCCACGTAGCGCGGTAGAGGCGTTGCTCTTCAACAGGGCGTGCTTGTGCCCGTGCTATGACCAGTTGCTTGTTTCTTTTGTAGTACTCTTGTTTTGCAGTTAGCCCTGCCTCTGATTGGTTGTACTCAGCAAAGTAACCTGCGCGAGATACCGCGCCTTCTTGCCACTCGACCTTCAAACACTCAATGCACGCACCCTTTGTTTTTCGGGGGGCTATGTGGCCGTGCTTACAGGCTTTCCCGGTGAAGTAATACTTAGCTCCTGTAGCTTGTGCTTCCCTGCGGGTGGTTGGTAGATTCTTTGTGTGCATTTTGTCTCCTGTGTTACGACACAGGTAATGTAGCATACTTCTAGCCGCGCCGCAACAGGCAGTAAAAAAGGCCCCGAAGGGCCTTAAAACTAGGGGTAAACCCTTGGTTTTAGGTCGAACCGGGGCTTCCGAAGATGCCGAGCGGGTCAGACCAGCCGAAGCTGTAACGCTCACGGGACTTGTACCGCACGTTTCCGGTATCAAAATCACCGTCCATTGAGTTTGCCAACGCTGCACGCTCAAAATGCTTCAGGCCGTTAGGCACATCGGTCATCAGGAACCATGCATTGGTATCAGTCAAGAAGTGGTTGATGCAATACCCTTGTGGGATAGAGCCGTTGTTCTTCAAGGCATTGATATCGTTGTCGGCAGTGCCAACACGGAGATTGGTTTCCAGCAAGCGGGTTGCAGTGAACTGCAATGCTGGCGGGATGACCAACTTCTTGGGCTGGGCTGCAATCAGCAAACCGCGCTCGTCCGTCCAAGCAGCGATCTGAATAACTGCGTTTTCCAACGAAGTTTCGTTCAAATCAGCGGCTGTAGCAGGGCGATTGCTGTTGGTTCCACCAGACACCAGAGGGTGTGCAGTAGAGATCAAAGAAACCCCGTCACCGCCTACGTATGCGCTGCTAAAAGCGTTGTTCAGGACGGCAGCACCCTTGACTTGCTTGGTGTACGCCATTGCACGGGCCAGAGCCTTGGTGTAACGGGCAGACAGCGAGTCATACAGGTTGTCTTCAACAGCCTCTTCGGTGATGGAGAAGCCCAGAGCGATGGTCTCGTGGTTGTACCGAGCCGTGAACGCTTCCTGCGCATTGTCATAAGCGATGGCGGAGCCCTCGTTCTTGACTGGTGCAGCAGAGAAACCAGACAGCTTGGTCTCTTCTTCGAAAGAACGCTCTGACTTTTCAGTCTCATAAATTTCTTTATGTTCCTGTTGGTAGGTCGTGTATTCCAAACCAAACAGAGCATTCAGACCGGGAAGGAGTTCCTTCAGTAGTTGTGCGCGTGAAATAGCCATGATTTATGCTCCTTATGCTGTTGCAGTTGCTGCGTAATACTCGTGCTGACCAAAATTCAGTTTGACCAGAATTTCTGGGAACTGATTAAAGACCAACGTGGAGCTTGCACCAAAAGCAGTGATGGGGGCTTGATTCAAAATCACAGTCGTCGCACCCGCCGCCGCTGCTGTATCTACAAAGGAGCCTGAAGCAATGTAATTGCCGCTAGAGTCCAGTGAGCCTACATCAGTACCAACAGGCAACGCAAAAGGAATTGCGCTACAAGTGATGGTGGCAGTTGAAATGCTTGTAAATGTGGCGGAACCAAGAGAAACGGCAGTATTTGGATTCAAACCCAACACACGCAAAGGCAGAGCATCTGTCGTTGCAGGCGTATCGCTTGGAGCTAGAACTGCGTTCTTTGAATTACCAGTTGCAGTGCTGCCGGTGTTGTTGATCATTGCCACATTTTGGCCGATCATTGCACGAGCACCAGAAGCAATAGCAGTAGTAGCCGAGCAAACAACAGCAGAAAACACGGTGTCAGGATCGTCACAAACGATACCAACAGTGTCCCCCGCAGCAGTACTTGCTGGGTAATACTGAGAAAACGTCTTCTGTTTGGTCAGTGGGTTGGTATACGAACACCCCAAAAATACACCGACCAAAGTACCCAGCGTACCAGTACTTACAGAAACACGCTCCAAATTACCGCGAACCAAGCCCACGAGATCACCATAGAAGATGTTCGTAGCGTAGTTGTTGATAATTGCGTATTCACGAGTAGAACCCGCAAATACCTGACCTCCGACCAAATTGATCGGCTTTAGCCCGTAGGGGCTATCAATCACAGGATAAGCCATTTAAAACTCCTAGTTATTTAGAACCGGAACCAAACCCTTGTCCGCGAGTGCTTGTAGACTTTCGGTCTGAAAACATTGGCATACGAGGATCGTTGTTCCGCAGAAAACTATTGTCCACTGACTCCATCTGTTCCGTTGCGTGCTTGTCATAGTATTGCTTTCGGGCTTCTGTGCGCTCGGATAGCTGCTTGCATAGCATCAGTCCACCGATTTCCACATTGCCACTAGCGTTACTAGCAATCATCAGTTCAGGATGGTCCACTGCTTTTACTGGCTCCCAGCCGTCTCGCAATTGGCGAGACACGTTGGTGTGGTGTGCTGTTCCGTTTACATGCGTAGCAATCCAACGGAACGAGTACCCCGGTTCAGGAGTCGGGTCTGGCAGTGAAGAGGGCGGTACGTAGACCGTCCGTGCATTTTTATCGCGTGAGGTCAAATCACGAGGGGTACGAGTATCAGCCATTTTGGTTCTCCAGTTTAGCTACTTGAACAGCATATTGTTGAGGGGTCAGTCCAAACTTTTTAGCCAACGCAATTTGCGTCAGTGTTAGCTGGACTTTCTTTGGCCCTGACGAACGAGTCGCAGAGGCCACAACAGATGAAGGTCGAGTGTTTCGTGCATCGCGCCCCCCAAATGATTCTGGAAAGGTGCTCCGCATACGAGAATCAATACGTTCAAAATACTCGTCAGAGCGGGGGTCTACCCCCGAATTCACTAGCTTTTGGTGCAGCCCTAGTGAAAAGCTGGTTAATTCTTCGTTCCCCGGAGCGCCAAACCACTGGTTTTTTGCTTGCCAGCGCAAGGTTTTTTCATCAGGTTCTACGGCTATCGGGTCCGATTTCCGTATTTGTACATTATCCGAAGCGCTTTGTAAAGGGGTTGGCCTAAAATTTTGTGCTGAAATCATTTTCAGCTTGGCATCCGTCAGCGCTTCCTGTGCCGCAATGATGGCATCGGTATCAAAAGCCTCCTGTGCGGCCTTGTAGTTACGCCGCGCTGTCTCAAGCTCCCCGCTGACCGCCTGTTTGACGGTTTCCGCGTACTGTTGAGCACCATTATTAGCGTAGTTCTTTAGCTGCCGGTTCTCGTCCAGCAGTTGCTGGGCAAGATTCTCAAGCTCCTGCTTTTCCCGGATGGTTGACTCCTTGGCACGGCGCTCGTCGTGGCGTGCATGGGTCAATTCCTTGATTCGGCCCTTTACTTTGTCCGAATACGAGTTGATTTCCTCGTCTGTGGGGTCTTCAACGGGGCGATCAAGGGCCTGTCGCCCCCGGTCTTGGGCTGGAGTGTCATCTACAACCTCAATTTCGACCTCCATGTCGTTTGCGCCCGCTTTTGCGGCAATTTCATCGGGAAACTCAAACTTTTCAGCCATTTTTTACTCCTTACGCACGGGTTAAGCCGCGTGGGTCTTGCACAACAGCGTCTACTTGGTCGTCATTCAGTAAACGGAACTCTTTGCCGTAGATTTTGAAGCGTGTACCCGAGTAGGTACGCACCAAAACAAAGTCTCCAGCCTTACACCATGCACCACCGGGGAACTTGGCTTGATCTTTGTACGCATCAGGGCCAATTTTCACAACAAAGAGCACGGTGGTGGCGTGTTCTTCTTGCCGCATGTAGGGGTCTGCTTTGACAATGCTTGAATTCTCAAAGGTTTTCTCTACATCAGGCACAACACACAGGAGTTTCCAACCCGTGGGGTCAGGCAACTGCGTGGCTTTCTCTTCTTGGGACGCATCCTCACTAGGGTTTTCCCTAGGTTGGATAGTTTTTGGCAAACTAATGCCGGGTGGCAAAATGAGGTTACTCATCGGCTCTTTCTGCTTTTTCAGCAAGGTCAATTAAATAACGCTCTGCGAGAGCTAGACCCTGAATAGTCCCGCAAAGTTTTTGATACTCTTCAAAATTGCGACAGCTTCCCCCCGCCAAGTCATCGGCGTAGTTGTTCATGTCGGTACGAATTTTTTCGCGCAGTACCCGCACAAAATCTGCAATCATGTTGGCTCTTTCGGTGTTTTAGCTTGTGCCGCTTGCGCCGCTTGCGCCTTGCTTTTGGCAACATCAATCCCCATCCGGACCCCCGCTTCTTGCTGCTGTGCAGCCAGTTTCGCTTTGCTGTCCTGTATTTGTGCGCCGACCTTCATCCCGGCAAGCTGGCTCTGCAACTGAGCCTTTTGCTGCTCCAGTTTCAGCTTGTCCGCTTGTGCGGTGGCGTCCACCATCAGCTTCTTCTCCTGCATAGCCGCCTGCTGCGCCATCTGCTGGTTTTTAGCCTGTAGCTGCTGCATGGCAATCTGGTTCTTCATCTGGGAGTCTTGGGCTTGCTGCTGCGACTGCTGCATGGCCTGTTGGTTGCGCATCTGCAAGTCCTGCTGCTTGATCTGCAACTCCTGCTGCTTGATCTGCAACTCCATCTGCTGCATTTGAATCAGCGGGTCTTGCTGGTTCTGCTGCGCTTGCTGCTGCGCGGCTTGGGCTTGGTTCTGTTGCAAGACCTGTTGCGCGGCTTGGGCCAACATGCCCGACAACGCCGTTTCCATTTCTGGTGGCAACTTCTCGTCTTGCGGCGGCATGGGCATGCCCAGTTGCTGCTCGATCTGCTGCCGGTACTGGAACCCTACGTGCTCGGCAAGATGCGCCATCATGGCCGCTTGGATAAGTGGTGCCTTGGGGCTTTGCCCGATCATCTGTGTTATCGACGGGTCTTGCAGCATGGCTTGGTGCACAGCAATGTGGGACTTCTGATCCTGATACGAGAACGCCTTGACCGGCTCACCCTTGATGATCATCATGTTCTCAGTCACCGGGTCTGTCGGTTTCTGGTCGTCAGGCAGGGGCACCAACTTGTCGGCGTTCTTGATCCCCAAGACCTCCAGCATGTTGCGGTGCAACTGCGGCAGGTCGTAAATATCCGGAGCCATCTGCGCCATCTGGATCACAGCTTGGTACTGGACAACCCGCTGGCTCATGGTGGCCGCATTAGGGTCGCTGACGGGGATCACATCCACATCGTCGTAGTCTTCTTTCTTGGCTTTCCTGTCACCCACTTCGGGCTCGTACGGGTAGTCCGGGTCGGTGTAGTCTGCAATGATCCGGGCCAACAGCTTGAGTTCTTGCTTGAACGCTGCGTGCACACGGGCCTGCACTGCCGTCATCACTTTAAGCTGGCGCTCCAGCAGGGCCAGCGTTGTGCCCACGGGCGACTGCCCGGACATGTCGCTGATCTTCAGATCAGCCGTGGCGGCAAACCTGCGGCCTTCTTCTACGATGTTACCCAGCAGGGTGTACAGAACTTGGCTCGGCTCCTTGTACGGCAGCGGCAGGATGTTGTCCCGCATCACCCCAGAGCCAATGTCTACATCTCGCCACTCGCCGGGGGCAATGGGTGTGTCGTCGCCCTTGATCCGGAGCCCTCGGGTCTTGAGCCCGCCGGGGAGGTTGGAAAGTGTGCCCGCGTCCACGAGCTGTCGCATAATGCTGGTAGCCGACTTCGCAAACCCCCCGATGAGGTGGAAAAGGCCAAAGCCGTAAGCTCCAAAACCCGGAATGTATTGGTAGTGAACGAAGTGCTGTCGTTTGAGTCTAAGGTCGTCATCTTCTTCCCAGTTGCGGCGAATCGCCAAAACCTCTCCTGTGCCCTTGATCAAGGTCACAACATACGGCAGCATGATCCCCGTCTCTTCACCGTCTTTGTCAGTGTCCTCAAACCCCTTTAGGTCAAGGTCTGCGTGGATTTCATACAGAATAAAGCGATCATCGTTCAGGTCACTGAACCCCGTCTCTTTGTCCTTGGCCTTCTCAATGTCGGTGGTTTCTTTGGTCGGGTCACCGATGTCGCATTCCCGGTAGAACCCCGCAGCCTGCAGCTTCAGTATCTCGTTCTTGGTCTTGTGCATCACGTGGGTGACGCGGTAGCAAGACTGGATGTCGGACGCCCCGTAGGGCAGCAGGATGTCTTCTGCCGGGATAAATATGGATGTCTGGCGTCCTAGGCTGGGGTCGTAGTAGACCTTCTTGAACGCGGAACCTGTGGCAGGAAGGCTCCACAGCATGCGCTCGTGCTCGGCCCGGAACTCAACCATCTTCTCCGTCAGTTGGTAGTTCATGTCTTCCTGAACACGAACCGCCGATTCTTTCTTCTCTTTGGTCTCTTTGCCAATGATCTTGGTCTTCACCGGGCCAGCCGCCGGGAACGTCTCAGTGATGGTCTCTGACTGAAACCGGACAACCGCCTCGGTGATCATCGGGTGGAACACCCCGCAAGCGCCGTTCCACGGCTCTGTGCGCTCTTCGTACTGCAGGCCCAGCAGCTTCAGCCCCTCGGTGTAGGCTTTCTCCCAGTCCTTGCGCCCTGCCTTGTCATTGTCGATCTCCGAAGTCAGGTCGGAACTCAGGGACTGCATCGCTCCTTCATCCATGTCCTCGGCCAGATTCGCAGAGAAGTCTGCGTCTTCTGCGGCATCGGGGTCAATCTCAATCTCCATGCCGTCAATCCCAATCTTCACTTCCTCTGGGTCAACGATCTCAATCTCAATACCCTCGTCCCCCATGTCGTCCAAACCCATAGGGGCTTGGTACAGCGCTTTATCAATGTTGGTTGCCATT